TCCTCATACATAAATTGACAGAATTCATAAGCCAAAGCATTAGTTCCTTGGGTATCATAAAACATCCCAATCACACTCAACAAATAATCTTCTGTTCTCCTATTCCCACCACACGCTCCCCAGGCAAATCTCTCAATAGTCCTAGACAGTGGACGATAAGGCAACACAGGTGGTAAATCTGTTCTCGTGGTCACGGTTTCTCGAGCTACAAACCGCCGCTGCAAAAACACAGCTCCCTCAAATTTCAAATCCCCTGTAACTAAGTCTGGTACACTTAGAAACCTATCCAAATCTCTTACATTTCTCAAAGTCATATCCCAATGAGTGAGCAAATACTGAGTAAACAAATGAATATTCAATATATCATGTATATCTTTGTGCATGCCTACAATAAAATCGTCACCATAACACACAAATTGAATATAATCAGTTGAATAATAATGCATAATTTGGGCTCTACGCTCAGGATATTTTTTCTTCTGATGCTTGATGAAGGTAAAAAAAGATGACCCTATTGCCCATGAATCACCATGAGAGGTCTCAAACCCTCCTGATGGCATACCCCCAAAAAATAGCCTCCAAACTCTCCCAAATAAATGGACTTGCTTAACTGCTAAATTCTTCGCTGTCAATCGAATAAGAGTATACAATATAGCAATCTCAACAGGACTTAGGATGCATAAATTGTAATAAATCACACACTGGGTTACATATAAAACCAATATAAATGACTTTATATTGGCATCTAATGTCTTGACATCCCCATCGCCCCAGCGCATATTTGGATCATTGTACTTCAATTGGACACAAAATACATATGCTCCTCCACGCCACCATCGAATACCTATCTTAATCATTTTTCCACGTTCCAATTTCTGGCGTATATTCCCAACCATATAAGACATGAGATAAGATAATAACGACATGATAAAAAACAAACGAGCTTTAACATAATGCTTTTTCTTCTCCTCAGCTTGATCATCCAAAGGCGCACGAGAGTTTATCTGATACTGCTCTTTCTTAACTGATACCTTAACATAGGGTGATGGATGATCATCTATTTTACCACCTCCTCGCACAATCCCAATTATTTTTTTAAGTCTAGTTTTAGCCCAATGCTCTTGTTCCATTTTTTTACCATTAACACTAGCTCTAATTATTAGCCCAGGTTCCGGACTAAGCAATGTCTTTGAAGGGCCAGGATTTATTCCACCAGATGTTCGAGTTCTTACAGGAATGGAATCAACAAAAGAATCGGAAGAATCAAATGTATGTTTACCAAATTCCTTTCGCACCCCCATGTAATCATACATCATATCCAAGCCATCTGCAAGTAAAGGTATCTCGACCTTACAATTCTCATTCAATTTATGACTTAATGTATTGTACTTATCAATTACAATAGGAATCTTATCAGGATACAAATTCTCAGTTCCGGCATACGAATTTGCACCCCTAATATCTCCACCAAAGGAACTATTTGTCCAAGACAAACGGCGCAATGCTAAAGCCTGCAAGCTCGGTACACGTGTCAGGCCACTATGCGATTGACAAGCATTAATTGTTAATTGATCCTCCCAATTGACTCCTTTAACTAACACTCCACCCTTAGCACTTCTAATCTCACACCAGACTTCATTCATCCACATTGGAAGAGTAAATCTATCTGGAAATGTTAAACATCTAGACCAAAAAAACAAGTCATAACGTTTATAAGAGCAAATTATCTCAGTATTTGGCATTGCGATATCATCAGGAGGATAACGTAAACATGGAAAAGGCTCTCCAATGTCAAGCTGATT